AAGTAGTAGTAGACTCTACTCCTGCTGCTAGTCGGGGTTCTTTTAGAAAGAATGCTACTAAAGCAACTACTTCATCAATCCCATCAGGAGATCTATAGTGGAAAATTCACCGAACACGCCAAGAGTTATTTCTAAAACAGAGGTAACTGAAACTTTAGTTAGAGGTCTTCTTGGAGATCAAGAAGAATTTAAAAATGCTAGATCAATTCTAAAACATGGTCAAAAAGATAGGCTTATGGAAGCTATGGCTACATATCCCCTAATTGATTCTCAATTTGAGGAGTCAGAACCTGAACTTAGAATTGCTCTATCGACTTGGAAGAGAATTTGTGATAGCTTAGTAGCGTTGGGTACAGAAGCAGCTATTGAAGGTATTTTAAATGGATTTGCTCAAAATCAAAAGACTAATGAAGCCGAGGGCTTAACACAAGGAGTGCAAAATGTCGAAACAGAAGGGTAAGTACGCTACAGTAGGAAGTTTGATCTTCCAATCTCAGTTTGATGATGAAGGCAATCGACTAGAAGGCGAATATAAGACTGATGATAAGGGTCGTAAACTATACGCTCTTAAGCTAGATAAGAATACAGAAGTTGTTATCAATGGGGTTAATATGAGTGGTAAAACACTATACGTATCTCGTCCTGATACTAAATTTGCAAGACTTCTTGATAAAGGTGTTATTGATAAAAAAGAATTTGAAAAAAAGGTAGCAGATTATGGATCAGGTGGTAGGTTGGAATTTGTGCAAATGGAAATTGTAGCTGATTTAGAGAAATAATAAAGGAGCCGAAAGGCTCCTTTTTTTAGGAATAAATGATATTTAAAATTGGTGAATTTAGAAACGCACATGAAAAACTAGTACATGATACGTATGAAGAGAAAGGTATTGATTCTATATCTTTATATTGTGCATGTAACTTATGCCCTGTTGTAGCTGCTTATTGGTTTTGTAGAGAGAAAGATCCTTCTAATACGGAATTGACAAGGAGAATTGAGAGTGTTAAGGTATTTTATGGAATAGTTGATATTATAGAGTAGTGAAAAATAAGGAGATTACATGATGACTAGTTTTAATGATAAAAGAAAGCAACAAATGGGAGTAAGGAGTTTAGCAGATCTAAAAAGATCTGGTAAGGTTTCCGGTGGATTAAATACAAAGCTTTTTATTAACGGACCTAAAGAATTTGATTGCTTGATAAATCAATGGAGTAGACAAGAGTTACTTGGAGTAATTGGAGATTCTGGAGTAGGTAAGTCTGAGGTAGTATTATATTTTTTTAAAGAGATTCTGAAGAACAATCCAAATTCTTGTGCCGTATACGTTTCACTTGAAATGACCGACGAAAAGATCTCTCAACGATGGTTTAAGCTTACTGAGGATTGTCCAGAGGTATCTGAAAGATTATACGTAATCTCCAGATATGATGAGACTGGAAAATCTCGTGAGGTTAGCATGGGATGGATTAAGAAAGAACTTGTTAAGTATCGTGAAGTCATTGGAGATGTTGCAGCTTTTGCAATTGACCATATTCATTGTCTAGGCGAGAACGATCCGTCTACTCTTAATTCTATTATGATTACATTAAAAGAAATGGCTGTAGAATTAAATGCTTTTGGAGTCCCTATGGCTCAAGTAAATAAAGGTGCTGGTCAGAAGGGAGAGGTTCCTCTTGATGCAGATGCAGTATTGGGCTGTAGTCAGTTTAAGTACATTTGCTCTGATATTATGCAGATTCATCGCCCAGTTTTAAGACTTGAAGAAGAGGCTAAGATAAGCGTAATGGGATGGGGGTATTGCAAGATTAGAGAAGCTCACAAAGAGGATAAGATTAAGCGTGGTCAAAATAAGCTACTGGCTTATGATGTGGAGACTAGAGGGTTTAAGAAAATGTCTATTAATGAGTACTCTACCTTTAAGTTATACTATAATGAACTTCTAGCAATGAAGTCTGCAGAAGAGAAGCATAAGAGTTTCACTTATGACTTAATTAAAGAAGTAGTAAGTCCTAGTGGTAAAGTAGTTACTATTGTAGAGAAGTTTAGCGGAGATAGCGGAGATCTGTGAAAAAAGGGGATATATACAGAAATGATTATTGGGCTATATTTGAAATAACTGAAGTTACTGATCAATTAGTTTTTGTTGTAATAAAATATAATTCATCTATCTTTAGAGAAACTTCGTGGTATTATAAGTCTAATTTTGAAATGGGATTAGTAAAACTATCATCATTGGAAATACAATTATTATGAGACTATCAATATATCCCTTAGCTAATTTCTTACCTAAGAATAAACAAGATAAAATACAGCAAGCATTCCTTGCCTCTACTCCTAATTTGCCTAAAGTAGTTGATATTATAAATGAAGAAGATCTAATATCTTATATATCATCCTATGCTTGGAGTCCCAGTATATTTTCTGGAACTAGGCTTGATGAGCATTTTATATCTACTGATTTTATGACTTTAGATGTAGACAGTGGTTTAACTATTCCACAAGCTGAGCATAGAATACAGCAAATTGGATTATCCTGCCTATGTCTGCCAAGTCCTAGTCATACTAATGAGTTACATAAGTTTAGGCTAGTATTTCCATTAGCTAAGACTATTTTAAATTCAAAGGATTTTGATGAGACTTGGAACTGGCTATCTGAAAAATTCCCAGAACTTGACAGGCAGTGTTCCGATACTGCTAGGTACTACTGCCCTTCTAAGATAGATGATGGATTTTGGCAGGATGGTGAGTTTCTAATTCCTAAAAAAGCTAAAGAGGTTATAGAAGCTAAGTACAATTTAAATGAAGCACAAGTCATTGTACCCGAGGAGCTTTCCGAAATAGTTAAATTATTATATGGCAAGGAAAGGGATACTATACCTGAAGCGGTTGAATTCTTCTTGACCAATGCACATACTGGATTATCGGGATTGTGGATTAATTCATTAAATGCATGCGTCTTTTCACTTGCCCTTTCTGGTGTTGATGCTACAATAATAGAGGAGGTTATGTCTAAAATTTCTCCTCAAGATTTAGATAAAAAAGATATGTATCAAATTAAAAGATCTATAAAAGATGGTACTATTGCAAAAGACAAAAACAAATAATTTGATAATTAATGAACGGTATTCTTTAAATGAAGATACTAGTGATAGCACATTTTGGTTTATTGTATTAGAAGAAGTAGATGACTTTAAAGTAAGAATACGATACTATGATAACGTAATGGGAATTTTATATACACATTTTACAGATGATGTGTTTATTCTTCCACTTTCATCATTGGAGAGACAATTATTATGAAACAAACTCTAGTAGACTATAATGATATATGTTTTGAGAGTGATACTCTTTATATGGAATTAGATAGCTTAAGTGATGACGCTTTGCTAGATGAGTGTAATAATATTCTAGCAGGATTTCATAATATGGATGACATAGAGGATATAATAGTTAATTATTTTAAAACTGGTAAAATAAGCAAACTTGAAAGACTTAAAGCCGAATCCATTTATTTATTAGCTTATGGGGATTTTGGATGGGAAGTATAAAGAATTTAAATATAAATGATATAATAGTAGTTACTAACATACTAACCCTATGCCCAACTAAAGCTGCTAATATAATCGGAACGATTCACCCAATTGAAGCAATAGATCCGTTTGGATTACGTTTTGTATACTTAATAAACATAGATGGTATAAAATATTGGGTAGACGGGAAATACCATAGCTCGCTAATGATGGAGTTATTATGAAATTAGAAGAGGGAAAGTGTTACATCCGTAAGGACTTCACGTATTCTGCTATAATACTCATTATAATCTACGACGATGTTACCTATGAGTTTTGTAATATAAAGGATGGATCTAAGGGCATGTGGACTGTAAACTCTGCTCAGTTTAAGAAGAAGTATTCCCCTGCCTCTAATTTATTAAAAGAACTACTCTAAAGGAATCTATGAAATCCTACCAAATTATAAATCTCATGAATTCTCAGACTGCGTTGAGTGAGCTAGAAAATGCTGACGTAGTGGCTTATGACACTGAAACCACTGGATTGAATGTTCGCAAGGTAAAAATCATAGGATTCTCATTCTCGTGCATTGTGGGTACTGGTTGGTACTTGCCCACATTCGTTTGGAACAAAGTAACTCAGCAACTTGATGAACAGAAGTGGGCAATGTCTGTTGCTACTAAATTCTTAGAATTGCTGTCGCAAAAACGTCTGATTATGCACAATGCCAGTTTTGATGTGCGAGTCACTGCTAACTTCTTTAAGGTCAATTTAATCTCAGCTCTCTACGCTGACACTCAGCTTATGAAGCACACACTAGCGGAGGAGGGTCCGTTTGCTCTGAAAGAGAATGCGCTCATTTATGCTGCTGAAATAGGTCTTGACAATCAGGACGCAGCCAATCAGGAGCAGATTGAGCTTGAGCTTAATGTCAAAGCCAATGGTGGGAGTTGGACAAGAGAGAATAAGCAAATGTTCAAAGGCGACTTGCCAATCTTGGCTAAGTACGCAATTGCTGACACTGACATAACTTTGCGACTATTTCACTACTTTCACTCAGAAATGAAATTGCAAGGCTTATCTGACTTATTCTATGTTGACGAAGTTATGCCGCTTTATAAGCTAGTGACAATAAAAATGGAGCACCGCGGAGTTTACCTTGATATGCCGAAGCTTGAGAAGTACCTTGGGGAAATCAAGCTAGAATTAGCGAGGACAGAGAAAGCCGTAGTTGAGGCTATTATGGCGACTCCTGAGGCAAAAGAGTTTGTGGACGATTTGCTGAACGAAGAATACCCATTATCAGGTGGCAAGCTGAAGCAATACTTTTGTGAGCTTTGTGGTTTGGGAAGATTCCTACCAGTACTAAAAAGTGGTAAGTTCCAACTTACAAAAAAGAGCATTGAGGTTTTAAAAGACACACACCCAGAGCACTACGATTTTCTTGCAAATGGAACTATACTTCCCAATTTCGACTGGAGGGGTGCGCAGATGGGGCTATTGCTCCAAGATCAGCAGTATCCCATTAACCTTGCATCAAAAGATCAGCTCGGCAAGATCGTGTTTGAGAGAATGGGGATTGCTCCGCTATCAAAAACAAAGGGTGGGAAGGGTCAGTTCAATGAAGACTTCGTTGAACACTTGGCAGAAACTTATGGATTTGCTTGGGCTTTAGAGCTGCGAGTATTCAACAAGATGAATAAGATCAAAAGCAGCTATTTTGACAGATTCATGGAAATGCAAGAGGATGGAATTTACTATCCTACTTTCAAGCAACACGCTACTACTTCTGGAAGATACGGTGGAGATTTGCAGCAATTAAGTAGACCATTAGAAGATGGAGAAGATGATGCAAGGATTATTTATTATACTAATGTTTTAAGAGAGTTAATAGTTCCAAAGTCTGGTTATGTTTTTATCGACGACGATTACTCTAGTTTGGAACCATCTGTGTTTGCTGATGATGCAGGAGATCAGCCCCTTAGGGATATTTTCATTAATGGGGAAGACTTCTACTCTAAGGTGGCTATAATGGCACATGGTTTGGAAGGATTTTCTGCTGATAAGAAAGCACCTAACTTTTTAAAAAATACTCATCCAAAATTAAGACAAGACGCTAAAGGCTATTCTTTAGGAATTAGATACGGTGCAAAGGCTGGAAAGATTTCCCAGTTATTAGGTATTTCAAAAGAAGAGGCTCAGGATTTGATTGACAACTATTTTAAAGCATTTCCTCTATTGAAACAAGCAATGGATGGTTATTTGCATGAAGCTAAAACAACTGGAAAAGTTACCTCTAAATATGGCAGGGTTAGACACTTGCCAGAAGTAAGAGATATGTATAAGAAGTATAAGGATAGCTTGTTAGACTACAAGGCAATGGGGAGAATTGCTTATAAAGAGCGAATTTCAATGGATGAGGTTAAGATTATGCGAAGTAAGTACAACAACTTACTAAATAATGCTTTGAACTTTCCAATTCAAGCAGCTGCTACTTCTATCATTAGCCGAGCGTGTATTGCCATGAGTAGAGAATTCTTGCTGAGGGGTTTAGATGCTTGGGTTAGCCTTAGCGTACATGATCAGGCTATAATATCAGCAAATGAAAGTCAGAAGGACGAAGTGGCTGAGATTGTTCAGAGATGTATGGAGCAGACTAATAAAATTTCAGTACCTCTTGTAGCAATTCCACAATTCGCGTATAATCTTCGAGAGGGGCATTAATGAGTAAGGAATCCTTTAAGTTAGGCTTAGTATCCAAGCAACAAGCTGCTGACATTCTATTAAAGTTCCATTATTTAAAAGACATCTCTAAGGGATTTAAAAGTGGCTTTAACAAGAACATAATTTAGCTTCTTGGTTTGTGTCTCGATCTATTAGACTTTTAAGGAAGGAAAAATCTGTAAGAGCTATTTTATCATACGCAGATTCTACATTCCACTCTGGCACTGTTTACAAAGCTTGTAACTTCAAGTACTATGGACTAACTGAGGCTAAGAAGGATTTCTTCATAAAGCAGTCAGATGGAACATTTATTAAGCATAGTAGAGGTAAGGTTAAAGGAATAGAGGGAGAGTGGAGGGGTAGGAGTGTTAAGCACAGGTATGTTCTTGTGTATGATAAAAACTTAGACATAAAATGGAAGGTCACTAATGTTAGTCTTTAAAAAGGTTCGTGATGAGTCCAATCAATTCGACTCCTCTGCCATTTCATTTGAATCCCATGCTCTGACTACTTCCGAGATTCTGGAAGACTTCAAGTGCTTTCTAATGGCGTGTGGCTATCCTATTGACTTTGGTGATGAGTTGACTATAATAAAAGAAGAAGAGGTGGAAGATGAAAAATAAGTTCATTTGCTTTACTTACTCCATCAATAATGTGAATGGCAATCCTAAAGGCTTTGTATGGCTAACTGCCTGTTTCACTGATAGGAATTACAGGCTATTTCCAATAGGGTATAGAAAATGAAAACTAGAATCGAAGATGCGGCGAGAACATATTCATTTCGCAGACCAGAATTAATTGAGGAAGATGCAATTGAAAGCTTCATCGCAGGTGCCGGGTTTATGCAGGATGAAGTTGAAAAGCTTCAAGCGCAGAATGAGATTATGCGAGATGCACTGGTTAAGATCGATAGCTCCAATGATGACATGAAGTATTTCAATAGTGACATTCACGTAATTATTCATGAAGCACGTGAGAAAGTGGGAGAGGTTTAAAATGAGAATAACCTACGACTCCAGAGCAGGAGCTACTTACGTAACGCTACGAGAATTAAAGAGTGGGGAACATGTTGACAAAACATTGCAATCTGGTGCATACTATATTGACTACGATAAGGATGGGCAAATCCTTGGAATTGAATACTTAAATACTCCAACTATAGAAGTTGATGGAACTGAGGTTAGGCTAAGATGAAAAAAGGCGCACTTGTTAAGATGACTAGTAGAGGATTTAATTTTTATCATAACATTGATGACGCATTTGATGGTTGGCAACTTCGTGGAGGAGTGAATGCTTCTTCTTTTGAGCAAATGCTATGTGAGTCTTTAGCTATACTTGGAACTGGTAAAGTTATTATAGTTGAGCCTGATCAGGTAAAAGTGTGTTGGAAATTCAATAATGCTGGCATGTATTTCTATTATACCATGTGGTACTGTATTGAGGATGTACGTAAGCTATCCCTGCTTGAGCGTATTAAAGAATTCTTATGCTAAGATTATTATAAGGAGATATATGATTTATTTTTTTAAACTTGGATTAGGATTTATTGTAGGTCAAACTATGGGTGCAGTGTATAAAGCTGGTCATTTGGGAATTGGCGCAAGTTTACTAACAGCCATGGGATTAACCGTCATTTTATGTATGCTGCTAGACTTAACTTTTTCAAATGGTAACAAAGATGACAACAAAAAAGACTAAGATAGAATTAGAGGAATTGTACCCTAAGCTAACTACGTATAAAGTAGGGATAGATGGGTACTGGGGTTATCTAAAAGACTACTCTATATTAAGCGAATTTACGGATGAAGAATTAGGTCAGGAGTTACTGCGAAGAACCTCTCTAGGAAAAGAACTCGAATAACGATTATTTAAATTATTGGGATTTTTAATGAAAAATATTAGTCAGTATAAAAATTTACTTATAGTGGGACTAATTTCACTTTTAGTTGGTAGATTTGTGATACAGCCAAAACAAGAAGTTAAAGAAGTTATTAAATATGTACAAGTTGAAGTTAAGAAAGAAAAAAAGAAAAAAGTAACTACTACTAAGGAAACTACGAATGCTGATGGAAGCTCAACTGTAGATACTACAATAGAAGAAGACAGTTCTTCTGATTCACAATCAAGTGTATCTTATTCAGAGGAGACTAAATTTAAAAAATCTAATATTACAATTGGAGTATTAGCATTAAAAGATCTTGGCAAATTTTCAGAAAAGACTAATTTTGGAGTAGTAGCAGTATCTCCTCTGCTTGGTAATTTATCCATTGTTGGAACATTGGACACTACTAAAAGAATCGGTTTAGGTATAGCACTGGAGTTTTAATGTGGTACATGGATAATGATGACGATGACTACCCACCTCCTCCTCCTGTTCCAGAAAAACACTCAGACTGGTCGCAGAAGTATTGTAGCCATAATTGGAAAAAAACAGTACTTATAATATCTACTGTAGAAGATTGTACTAAGTGTGGAGTTAAAAAAGAAATTTATGAAAAATGGGGAAAAGAAGAATTTTGAAGTTGGGGATATATGGTTTGACGATAGTGCTGATGCGCATTATTTAATATTAGACTATAGGGATGGCATTATTAGTATTAAATGGTTGGATCTGGAAGCTAACGAGATGCCAGTGAATGAGTGCTATTGCTATGAGGATGAATTTATAAGAAAAATATCAAGTTTAGAAAAAGAGCTTTTATAATTGACTCAAAAGGAATATTATGCCATGTCACTATTGGGGAGATAAAGACTTTGATTGGGATTCGCTACATAAAGCTATAAACGAAGCTCATACTATAATGAGAAAGTATGGACGTATTGGTGTCCATAGTAAAGAAAAGTTTGGTACGGCTAGATGGAATCTATATTTATGTAGTGGAACTCTACACTCACTCACACATCCCGGATACATGTATAGTCGATATCCTAAATGGCTTTGGTCATTCGACGTAATGAATGAACCACTTAAGCACATTGCTCCTATAATTAGATTCTGGCAGAAGCTAGTCATACAATATGCCTTCACTATAGTATGTGCTAAGTATCCGCATATACGTGACGAAATTATTAACGATGCTCCAAAAGAATTACTCCCTTGCGAACTTGCTATAGCCTGTGCTAAAATGTGGAGCAATAGCTGTGACCATTGCGGAAAAATGTCTACAGTAGATAATTACAAATGTCCTCATTGTGGAGAGATGAAATGAAACAAACAAAACTAGTATTGTCAGCAACAGTTAAACGAGACTTACAGGTTGAAAGTGTATCTAAAACAAAAAAACAAATCCTAGAAGCTATTAGTAGGGCAGTTGAGAATGCCATGGAACATTTTAATGGTGAAGTTGGAGGTTGGAAGCTGGATAAGGACTTTCTCCAATCAGAGATCTTGCGAGATATATTTGGATTTTGTATCGAGGATGAGATTATTCAAGCCTTTATGAATCAAGGTTTAAGTATTGAATACTCTGGTAATAGGTCTCTTGTAAGAACTAAAGAAGAGTATCAACCTATATACATGAATCAAAGAACAGGCAAGATACACTTGATAGAGAACTCTGATGACAAGACTTATCTTAATAAGTTTAGTAGTCGTAAGGGGTATACTGAGATAGGTAGATTATAGTATTTGTTGTAGGTTCTTGGGAACCTTCTAGCGGGGCGGGAGTTTGTTAGTTTGTAACCGTAGCGAATAACCTTAAATCCTAGCGGTCAGCATGCCGTCCAAAAGCATGTCGGAGCTTCCGTCCCGATAGGTGCTGAAAACACCAACGGCTTTATTAGAAGGAATAAAATGAAGAGAAGTGAAGCCATCGAACATGTAGTTAATGTCTTACGACTTACTGGAAATCATTATCCAGAGGACTATGATAAGGAAGGTATGGATGCTGAAAGAATACTAGATAAGCTTGAAGAATTAGGCGTACTTCCTCCATTTAATGAATGGTCTTTTATGATGGACGGAGATCATGCTGATCAAGATGATGTTAGATACTATACTTGGGAGATAGAGTGATTAATTTAAAGGATGCCGTTACTTCTTCCGGATCTTACCCAGATAGGGAGGTTCATCCAGAACTCACTCCCGAGGTAATATCTAATCTGGAAACTCTTTTAATTCATGTAAATGCTCTATTAAGTGGATTGGGTATATCTAAGGCTAAGGTATCTTCTGGGTTTCGTCCAAGTGAAGTAAATGCTGCTACTAAGGGTGCTGCTAAAAAATCTAACCATATGCTTGGAAATGCTATTGATATTCTAGATGATAAAAATCAATCTTTGGCTAATAAGCTAACTCCTGAAATTCTTGCTAAATATAACTTGTATATGGAAGATAAGTCTGCTACAGTTGGAAAGATGACAAATTGGGTACATTTACAGATTGTTCCACCTAAATCTAAAAAGAGAATATTTCTTCCATGAACCAAGATAATTACCATCAAGAACGAATTAAACTTCAAAGACTACAATCTAAATTGCAACTTGCTCAAATACTAATTCAAGCAATTACTTTAATATCGACTTTAATATTACTAGGAAGTAAGTTGTAATGGTAACTATTACTATACTATCTATACTACTTACGCTAAATATGATACTCATGCATGGATACAAGTTCGTGCAATTTTACTATTGGATATATAGGAAGGTTAAAAAGCCTAAATTTAAGATAAATGAATACGTTATGATTAGTGATATAGAATTTGAAATTCTTATGATAACCAGTAATGCTAGGCCTTATACATATTTTTGTTTACCAGTTAAGGCAACTGGTGTTAGAATGATAGAAGCTTATTACCACGAGTCTAGAATTAAAAAGAAAACTGGATTATTAAAGGAACTAGAATGATTAAGAAATCTTGGCTTACAAAAGAAATTAATTTTGTTTTAAATCTTCATAGGAGAGGATTTTCTAGAAAAGATATTGCTAGGAAGTTTAATGACAAATACCCTGCTAATGTAAGAACTCAGGATTCTATAAAGCATTGCATCGAAGTGTATGGCTCTTCTATTGAAAAATCACCTAGAAAAGTATTAATTCTAGATATTGAAACTAAACCCATGACTGCTAAGGTTTGGGGGTTATTTGATCAAAATATATCCCTTAATCAGATAGTAGATGAAGGCGGCATCTTCTCTTGGAGTGCTAAGTGGATTGATTCTAATGAGGTTCTTTATAAAGATGTTAAGGGCAATAAGTCAAAAGAAAAGGAACTACTAAAGCCTATTTGGAAGTTAATGGATGAGGCTGATATCATCATAGGTCAAAATTCTGATAGTTTTGATATTAAAAAGCTCAATGCTAAGTTCTTAGAATATAAACTAGGAAGTCCTAGTGATTATAAAAAAATAGATACTTTAAAATTAGCTAAAAAACATTTTAAATTTGTTAGCAATAAGCTTGAGTGGATGTCTAAGAAGTTCTGTAAGCTTAAGAAGTTAGCACATAGTAAGTTTCCGGGATTCATGCTGTGGGACGAGTGTGGTAAAGGTAATGTTGCTGCATGGAAAGAAATGGAGCTGTACAACAAAATGGACGTACTTGCTACAGAAGAATTATTTATAGTTCTATCTGAGTTCGATAAGACTGAAGTTGTACAGGATGCATTAAAAGCTTATAGGAGTAAATAAAATGAAGTATACAGTTTTGTACGTAGACGACTGCACTCCTAAACAAAAAACTTTTAATAGCAAAAAGAAAGCTTTAGAATTTGTAGCTCCAATTGTAAAATCAAACTCGGATATACTTTGGATTGACGGATTAGTTATTGGGGAGTATATTAGAGGTGAGTTAGATGGAGAGTCAGAAGAACTTATTAAAAGGCTAAAGTGAGCTACAACATAGATGGAAAGATTGTAAATCAGCCGATAAGAAGAAGATTAGATGGTATGGTATTATGCTCCTGCTGTTCTAGAAGCATTAAAGCACCATCTAGAGTTGTTATGCCTATATCAGCTAAGACTGCTATTATGGTATTTCATTATGTAAATTCTAATTATTATATACATGAAACTAAAAAAGGATATGCTGTAATGTACTGCTCTTCTTACTGTAGAAGAAAACATAACCATAGATATTAGTATATGTTTTAATTTAAAAATGATCGTGGAGATCTATAATGAATAGGCCTAAATTTTTTACAGCCAAGATAAAAGGTATAGAATGGAAATTCTATGCTCAGGCTAGTTCTACTTATAATAGGAAGCATGGTACAGATAGTCACGCAATTACTTATACCAAAGATCACGAAATATACTTTAAGCTATCTGAATTATCTCCTGACTACATTAGACATGAACTTATGCATGCTTATGTAATGTGTTGCAGTATTAATTCTTCTAGCTTAACCGCAGATCAAATGGAGGAAGTTTGTGCTGAAATATTCGGAGAACATGGAGCAGAGATGTATTTAATGGTAGATCAAATACTTAATTTCTTTTTAAGATAATGAAAACAATAGCTAGAATTATATTTAAAATTCATAGAATTATTTATAAGTATCCCACCGTATCTGAGATTAGACTAACAGTGGATACCAACTATTTTATAGAGTCTAACTGGTATGTATGCATGTTGTATATTAGTGGGGAATCTGTATCAGACATTGCTGATCTGCTACACATATCTGAAGATATGGTTAAACAAAGATTGAATGAATCCGCTTCAACACTTAACTTATAGGGAGTGTATTAATGTCAAAAGAATCAGAAACAATTGCTAGACCATCGAGATATAATAATGGAACTATTGAAGTTTGGGATGCTATAACTGGCATGGGATTTGATTATATGCAGGGGGCAGTTGTTAAGTATATTGCTAGATACAGGCACAAGAATGGGGAGCAGGATTTAAAAAAAGCTATAAATTATCTTATTAAAATGCTTGCGCAGCAAACTAATCAAGATTACTATGAACTTAGGAAAAAAACTATTGATGAGGTAACTAGTGAATAGATTAATTAAATGTACGAATAGTTTTCTGATAGGTATGTATCTTGCATTTGTAATTATGATGGGTATTACCGGATGGGTAATAACTAAGGAATTTGTATCTAAAACTAGCCTTAAAACAAATATAGTGTATATTGATGGGGTAGTGTACGAAGTTAAAGAGAAGCGAAATTAAAGGAAGATTAGTGTTAATAATTTCACTCGTACTATCTATTATATCTATGTCATATGTTTTTATTAAACAATCTATTATTAATAAAAGAATTTTAGCTAAATATAAAAAAAGGATAAAAGATTTAGAAAAAGAACTATCAGATTTGAAGTATAAATAAATCAAGTTTACTTTCTAAGGAGAGTAGTATGGGACGAAAAAGAAAGCCTAATTTAGAAATTGAATATGAACTTGAAAGAGAGATAGAAGATTTAAAAAAACAAATAGATAAACTAAAAAAGTTGTTGCAAGATAAAAATAAAGATGTTAAGGTGTTTAAAGTAGAGAAATCTGTTGAAAAGATTAAAAAATATACGTGTAACGAATGTCCTAAATGTGGAGCCGAAGTTTCTATAACTGAATTACCCATGGGATTTTTAGAATTATGTAAATCTGCTTGTGGATTTAGAGCAGTTAAAAAGAAGGGATAGATATGTTTAAAAAAACTAAATTCATGTGTTTAAAATGTTCAGATTTAGTTTACTCATCATATCCCGGACAATTTGTAAGTTGTAGTTGTGGAAAGCTTTCTGTTGATGAGACAGAGCATTATATTAGAATTTTGGCAAATAACGAAGATTATATAGAGGTAAACGATGAATGTAGTTAGAACAATGAAAGTAACTTTAGATCAAGTAGTAAATAGTGATTCGCTAAATGCTGCAGCTAGGCATTGGGTAGTTCCTAAGAAAGCAACTATCCTGTCTCATAGTTCAGGTACATTGATTGAAGCTGATGATGGACAGTTATATTTAGCGACAGTGGGTGATTGGTTTAGAAGCCCATTCGTTTCTAAAAGTTTTCCACAAGTTGATCAATTCAATCAACTGCAAGACTACGGACTAACTGAGATTAAAGATAAACTTGTTAGACATAGTGAGAAGAAGATTGAATTAAAGGTCGAAGAAAAAATTAGACCAAGACTTGAAGTAAAGAAACTGGAGAAACTGGATGGACAAACGATTCCAAGCAAAAATAATGTCAGCGTTGAGAAAGTTAACAAAGCAGTGGAGTCCGATATTAAAAGCGAAAAAAAAGACTA